TTACCCAACCACTCATTACGTGGTCGGCTATTAATAGTGGGTGACCCGAATCGAATCATACCAATGACCATACCCGTGTTCTTCTCACGTACTACCCAGTTCATCATCTTGCCAGGAATTGACGCTTCTACAGGTGCGGATGTGGTGATATCCATATAGGACATGAATTGGTCACGTTTCGCCTCTGCGATAGTGAACTCCATATCTTGGGGGTGCATATCGAAGTTGTTGAACAGGTCTTCCTCTGGGCCCATGCCAGGCAGAGTGAACGGCATAGAGTCCATCCGTTCCAATTTAATCTGTCGCATATAGTCATCGATACGGTCAAAGTTCGCAAAGAACTCCGTAAAGACGTTTGCAGCATATTCTGCATCTGTTTTCGATAGAATCATGTATATCTCTCAGTTATGTGTACCACTATACAGTATATAGCAAATAATGTCAAGGGTTAATTTAATTAAAAAAAAGTGTTGCCAAAGGTTGCTGTTGTTGTTATAATAAGTACATAAACTAAAGAAAGGAAAGAAATATGACACCATTTACTAAAGAAGACTTCACTTGGGACGGTATGTATCTCATGTATAGGGGTAAACATACTAAGAGTGTGAACATGGAGGTCGCAAGACCAAACTGTCATCCATCTTGGGTTGGTCTACCAAAACCAGAGTTCATCGCAAGGTTCAAGTATGGTTACAAACCTTGGAAGGCATGGGTTAACTTCCTTGTGAAGAATGTTACTGTTGAACAGTACCTTGCATTGTCTGAAGAGATTCATCCCGCTCCTGCAATGAAAGCCCTTGGTTATAGAGGTAAGTGTTAATGGAATATTTACAAGAGATTACTGATTGGGGAGAACACAATGTCCCCAATCACACATACATTGTGAACCAAGCGGGACAACTTGCTGGTTATATTAAGGTAGGCACTACTGAAGAAATCATGTTTAAGAAGCCCATGAAACAGTGGTCAAAGGCACGAAGAAAGTTTAAAAAACTTGTTGCCAAAACTAGTTAAATATAGTATAATACTTGTATTGATAATGAGAAAAGGAAATAAATTATGAAGATTGTAATCCAAACCCAAATCCTTGAAAACTATGCCGCTCATGATGAGAACTATTCTCATGGGGTTGATGAGGCATACTGGAAGGCCAAAGGTGGTAACACCTACGTGGTCGAGGGTGTATCTATTGAGGACGCACAGTCCGAAGGTTACTACGATACAATCTTCGATTTAATCACGGAGAACAACCCGTCATTCCAAGAGTACATCTTGGGTTCCGACCTGATTGATGATGCAGACTTTGTTGAGTCTGACCACAAACAACCGTGGGAATCAATCACCTATATCACCCAAGAGGGTGAACAGTTCCGTGCAACCAAGGCCTTGGAGAACGGTGAGTATGGTTACATGAGAAAGGAAATCGCAAAGACCGTTGAGACCTATATAATGAAAGATAGGGACTTCGATGGTGCGAATTCGTTCTTCGAGAACGGAACATTCCGTAAACAGTTTCATCTTGTTGATGGTACTGTTTGTCAAAACCAAAGTGAATTTTTAAATGTGATAGGAGCATAATATGAAAAAGGTATATGAAGTACGATTGGCCAATCAAGGTCGTGAGTGTTTGAAGTGGTATTCTTTTGATACCGCAAAAGAGGCAGTGAAGTTTGTTTTGAAACAACTGCACGAAGTTGGGTTTACTGTTGATGGTAAAACCTATGAAGAGAAGTTCGAGGAAATCGAATGGGTAGGAAAGGGGAGAATCGTCAATGTATGATTATCATCGATTAATCGCAGCTGCCATGGTTGCACAACAACGTGGCACATCCGATTGGTGTAAAAAGTACTGGGGTGGTGTTATTGACCAACTCGTAAAAAATATGCATGAATCAGAAACCGTTCATTAAACTCTTATAAATAGTAGTATAGACTATTAAGAGGACATTATGGCAGTTAATTCAAAAGTTCAGATTCTAGATGAAGAACTGACAACCAATTTAAACTATCTCCAACCTACGGGGTTTCGTGTTGTTATTGACAGAACGAGATACCCGAACTTGGAATATTTTTGTCAATCGGTGTCACATCCTGGCGCACAGTTAACTCCACTAGAATTACCTGTACGTAGGATTACTTCCGTACCTTTGGCTGGTGATAAGATGACATTCTCGGAAGTGTCGTTTTCTATCATCCTTGATGAGAACATGACCTCCTATCGTGAGATGTATGACTGGATGGTTCGTATTACTAATGACGGTCAAGTGTCTGCATCTGAGAGAGATACCAAAGTCCCTACATATGCTGACGTTACATTACATGTGTTGTCTAGTCACAATAACACAACACAGAAGATTAAGTATTTTGATTGTGTGCCTACTGGAGTTGGTTCTATTGAATTCAATTCAACGCAAGGTGATACAACCTACGTTACCTTTGACGCAACATTTAGGTTCTCACAATTTACAATAGTTTGACATTAACCCTTTAGTTATGGTATAATACATTATGATTGACTTAGAAAGCATCCTTGCGGAGTGGAAAGAAGACTCCCAAATATCACCACATCAACTTGATGAAACCTCACGTGTGACGCCTGCGTTACACTCAAAGTATCTTGAGTATCTGTCACTGACTAAACTTCGTCTGAAGAAGTCGGAGTTTAAACAGAAGGAACTACTCAAGGACAAGTATCTTTACTACGAAGGAAAGATGTCTAGAGAGGAAATTGAATCTCGTGGTTGGGCATATGACCCGTATGATGGCCTCAATGCAACAACCAAAAACTTTAAGGAGTACTACTACGACTCCGATAAAGAGATTCAGGATTCTGAGATGAGAATCCAATACCTCAAAACAACTGTTGAAACTCTCACTGAAATTGTATCTAATCTTAACTGGAGACACCAGACGATTGGTAACATGATTCGATGGAGAAGTTTCGAAGCAGGTATGTAAGGCATATATAGATGCATGACACTACCTAATACTATTACCGTTGGTTTAAGAGACCACTCGATGATGTTGGTTGATTGTAACCAACACCAACTCCAAGAACTGAGAGACTACTTCTCATTTTATGTCCCAGGCCATAAGTTCATGCCGGCTTTCAAATCAAGAAAGTGGGACGGTAAAATCAAACTCTTCAATCAGATTACCCGTGAATTAAATACGGGTCTCTACGAACATCTGAAGAAATTCTGTTCTGACCGCATGTATCCTCTCCAACTACAGGAGACTGCATATGGTCATCCCGCACAATTCAATCATGTGCAACACCAGAATCTAGTTAAGTTCCAAAGCGAACTCAACCTACCGTTCGAACTACGTGACTATCAATATGATGCGGTAACCCACGGTATTGAAAAGAAACGTGCAATTCTTCTATCACCTACGGGTAGTGGTAAGTCGTTTATCATCTATAATCTACTACGATGGTATCTTGATAACTTTGATAAACAGGTTCTTATCGTTGTTCCGACAACAAGTCTGGTAGAACAGATGTACAAGGATTTTGAAGACTATGGGTATGATGTCACAGACAATGTGCATCGCATCTATAGTGGTAAGGATAAGACCACCGATAAACCCATCATCATTTCTACGTGGCAGTCAATCTATAAGTTCCCGAAGGAATGGTTCGAGACTATGGGGTGCGTGTTTGGTGACGAGGTACACCTGTTCAAAGCAAAGTCTCTGTCAGGTATCATGAACAAGTGTGTCAATGCGGAGTATCGTTTCGGTACTACAGGTACACTAGATGGTACAGAGACGAACAAACTCGTATTAGAAGGACTCTTTGGCCCGACTAAACGAGTGACCGCAACCAAGGACTTGCAAGAGAAGGGTACACTGGCAAAATTAGATATATCTGTCCTGTTACTGCGTTACCATAATGATGTGTGCCACATGATGAAGGACAAGACCTATCAAGAAGAGATGGATTATATTGTCACCAATGAGAGTCGTAATAGACTTATAAGTAATCTTGCATTAGACCAAAAA